GCGGCAACGTCCACATATACCGAACACGGAGCTATCTTGTTTACTTCAACCTGCTATCCTATCAAGCATGAGTGCTATGTGCATGGGGCAGATGTGGTGGAAGAGTAACTGAGTTAAAGCACCATTTAAGTAACAAAAGATTTTTCAAAAAAATATTTAAAGTCACATAGATTGTAAATTTTCTGTTAACTCTCTTTCATAGTTGTTTACAAAGTTATAACTTAAGAGTTATAATAAAATAAAAACACTATGAAAGGAGTTCACAGAGATGAATGATGAAAAGGAAAAATTGATAAAAGAAATCGAATATTGCTTGACAGCAGAATATGCAAGAAATGGAATCAATAGTTCTCAATTGAATGAGTGCTTATATAAGCTTGTTTCAGTCGTTGGAAAGTACGATGTACAAGAAAAGAAGAATGAAATAATTGAAATTAAGACTTCTAATGCAAAGCTTTTTAAATTATATGTTTCATGTTTAAGACTTGAAGGGAAATCAGAAAACACTATAGCTCAGTATCTTAGAACAAATAAAAATTTTAATTATTTTATCAATAAGAGCTTTTTGAATGTTGATTCTTTTGATGTAAGAATGTATCTTTCAATGTTGAAAAATCGAGGGTGCAGTAATAGAACTTTAGATACTCAGAAAGCTTATATTGCAGCGTTCTTTAAATGGCTTGTAAAAGAAAGATATATTGAGTTTAATCCCGTTGATAGTATCAACAAAATAAAGTTTAGTGAAAAAGAGAGAGTTCCCTTTAATGATGTTGAAATCGACATGATGAGAAGAGCTATAACTAATAAGAAGCATAGAGCTATGTTTGAGATGCTGCTTCATACTGGTGCTAGAATTTCAGAGTTATGTAACTTTGATCTTAAAGATATAGATCTTGAAAATAAGGTTGCATATATCATTAATGGTAAAGGTGGCAAAAATCGAAAGGTATATTTTAATCAGCTGACAGCTAAATATTTGAAAGAGTACTTTGAGACAAGAAAAGATAATAATCCTGCAGCTTTTGTTTCTAAACAAGGAAAAAGAATGAATCCTAATGGTACGAGGGCTGTTCTTAAAAGTTTAAGTGATAGATGTGGGGTAGAAAATGTACATCCTCATAGATTTAGAAGAACTTTGGCAACTACTCTTGCTGAAAGAGGAATGCCGTTAAATGAGATCATGATTATTCTTGGTCATACAAATCTTAATACAACTAAAGTTTATATTGCTACAAGTGATAGACGGGTAAGTAATTCTTATGAGAGGTGTTGCTTATAATTGCCTCTTGTTTAGCATGAAAGGAGTGGTACCATTGAGATGAAAGATTTACTTGATTTCCAAACAGTAACATGGCTTGCAGGTGTTGTGTGTGTAGTGCTTACATCTTTAGTTCAAGCATTGAGTAACAAATACAAGCCTTGGACATGGCTAGCTCAGCAATTTGGGAAAGCTGCTAATAAAGAGATGCTTGACAGACTTGATAATGTAGAGAAGAAGATCATTAATATAGAAGAGAGCAATAAGCAGCAAGACAAGAAGTCAGAGGAAGATAGAGCAAAAGCTGCAAGAAGAAGAATCTTAAGATGTGCAGATGAAATAAGATCAAAGGTAAGACATAGCAAAGAATATTTTGATGATGTGTTATCTGATATAAGCTTCTATAAAAACTATTGTAAAGAGAATCCAAAGTTTGAAAATGAGAAAGCTGTAGTTGCTATTGAGCTGATAGAAGAAATGTATAAAAGATGTTTACGAGAAAATGATTTTTTGTGAATAAAATTTGAAAAGAGTATTTACAAGCGTGGTTCTCTGTGTTAAGATAATTACAGATAAAAACAACAAGTTCCTAGAAGGGAGGACAAAGCAATGGCAAAGCGCATTTGGACAGAAGATGAAATTCGTGATTATGTACAGACCAATGACAAGGTTCTGTATGGTGCGATCAGAAAGCTTTATGATGAGCAGACAGCAGACGAGAAAGAAGCTGGTCAGACAAAGCACTACAATAACGTTGGATTCAATGGAGCAGATTCCAAATTCATGAGTAGTGTTGCAGAGTTTCTTATTAGAAGAGGTTACCTTACAGAGAAACAGAAATTCGCTGCAAGAAAGAGAATGGTGAAGTATACCAAGCAGTTAACTCGTCTTGCAAACAGATAAAAATAGGGGGTTTACAAATACTCTGATTTATGATAAGATAGAATCAAGTTGAAGAATAGGCCTCAACTGTTAGTCTCTAGAAGGAGGATAAAGAGATGGCAATCATGATGAATTGTGCACAGGATTGGACGTATGATATGTTTCTTGAGGATGTGAAGCTTTATGCACCTCTTCCGATCAAAGGAGTTCATTGCAGAGCAAATGCTTCTTGGAGGGAGCAGTTTATGAGGAACCTCAAGACATTTGCAAGAGACTTCGAAGAGAAGTGGCTTGAGGAGCATGAAGGTCACAGATATGATAGGTACGATGGATGGATTGGAGATGCATTTGAAAGAGCTCTGATCAATTGGGATTTCAGTGATTATTACAAAGATACATATGGTCAGAGACCTCACCTCAGCATGTGGTATTATGTACAAGCATTTGGATTCCAGCATGGCGAAGATACGAGTCGTACATTCTGTGCTAATCCAGTCAGAGATGCAATAAGAGATGCTAAATATGTGAGAGAGGTGATGGCCCAGTGAGGGCCACCCTTTCATATAGAAAATCTTTAGAAGGAGGTGCTAAATGACAAGGGAACAGATCTTGGAAATTCTTGAAATCCAGGAGGAAGTAATTGACATGTTGATTGAGATTAATGATGGAAATGAAACAAAAGTCATTAAAAATCTTGAATCAATGGCAGAGCAGAAGCTTACTGAGAAATCAAATGGAAACAACTAGGAGGTTGAAATGAACAGAGAAGAACTTGGAAAGAAGAAAGTTCGTGAATTAATGAAGCTGGCAACGAGCTTAGGAATCAAAGGTGCATGGAGCATGAAAAAGGATGATCTGATCAATCAGATCTCTGAACTTAAATCTAATGGTGATAAGAATGATAGAATTCAGAATGCTCCTATTGGTACAATCGTTGCATTTAAAGCTCCTGGAGGGAGAATCAGATCTGCGAAGATTAAACTTCGTTCTACAGCAAACAGGAGACTTCTGGTATGTACTGAATATGATGCAGAGTACAACATCAGCTATGATGATGTGATCTGGGTAAAGAGTGGAAAGCGTTGGCCCAAAGGTGTTTATAACCTTCTTAAAGGGAGGGCTGCAGATGGAAAACAGATTAGCTAAAATTGATATCAAGAGATTTGAAACTGCAGTCAAAAGATACGTTAAATCGAAGCAGGATTTTGAAGCTGAGAAACAGGCATTTACAAAAGCAGCTGAGATATTCTTTTATCTAAAATGTGATACAAAGCATACAGTTCAGACTGGAGATGACACATTTCTTCTTGTGTCAAAAATTCAAAAAGCTAGAATCTCATGGAACATATCAAAACTTAGATCTGTTCTTGGCAAAGAAGTATCAAAGCAAGTGATTGACAAAAAGTACACAATTGTCAATATGCAGGGATTGATAGAGTATCTTAAATCTTGTGGTGTTGATCCTCAAAAATTTAAGAGCTTTATCAATGTTGAGGAAACTGTAAATGTCAAAGAGCTTGAGCAGATGGAACAACTTGGAAAAGTAAATGGAGAAGACTTGAAGAGCTGTTATTCTGTTAAACTGCAAGATCCGTATTATAGTGTAAGAAGTGGAAAGACTATGAATGGAAAAGCAGAGTGATGAAGGAAAGAATCTTGCCAAGATCTTACAGTACTATAATCTATTTCCAGATCATACAAACAAAATAGTTTGTCCATTCCATCAAGATATAAAGCCAAGTCTATTGGTTAACTTAGAGCAAGGAAACTGGTATTGCTTTGGGTGTAATAGATCAGGTGATGCAAAGAAGTTTGTGAGACTTTTGAATCCAAGATTAAATGACTTACAAGCTCTTCAGAAATATCAGAAGATACTTAGATCGAGTAAAGTTTCTAATCTTAAACTAGAATACTCACAGAAGGCATCCAGAGGCTCACAGAGACAATTTTATATTGAAGCTTATGATTATTATCATGGACTTAGAAAGATCAACTGGGAGTCTCCTGGTGACTCAGAAGAGGTAGAAGAAATTATTGACTATATGTCAAAAAGGGGATTCAGTCCACAGACTTTGAACAAAGCTAGAGCAAAGGTAAATTATAGCAGAAGTTATGGTTTAATCTTTCCTATGCTTGATAATGGAAAGTTTAAAGGATGGGTCTGTAGAACAATGATCAAAGAAGTTGAACAGCAGAGGAAATATTTGTATAATGAAGGTTTTAGCAGAGCTACAACTTTAGTTGGAGAGTATGGATCTGAAGACTATGTGATTGTTGTTGAGGGCTTTATGGACAGACTTAAATTTGTTCAGAATGGTATTGACAATGTAGTTGCAATACTTGGTTGGAAAATGTCACAAGAACAAGAAAAGAAGCTTAAAGATTCGGGTGTAAAGTATGTCATAAGTGCACTTGATAACGATGAATCTGGAAGAAAGGGAACTGAGTATCTTAAGACAAGATTTAAAGTTGTTCGTTGGTCATATTTAAAGAGTCTAAAAGATCCTGGAGATATGACAGAAAATACATTCAAAAAGATGTACAATCGTACAATGAAATTTTTCAAGAAGGAGAAAAGAAAATGGGATTGATTGACAAGATCAAAGCTGATGCAAAGAAGTCAGGTGGAAACAAGGGAAAGTTCATTTATATCAGAGAGGGAACTAAGCTTCGGATCAGATTCCTTCAAGATATGGATGAGGGAATGGAAGTAACTTTCCATGATAGTTATGAAGCCGGAATTAATGTTCCTTGTCAGGAGCTGTTCGGAAGGAATTGTCCTTATTGTGATGATGATTCTGTAAGAACGAGATCTTTGTATCTTTGGTCTGTATGGAACTATGAAGCAAAAGAAGTTCAGATCTTTATGTTTGCTGTGAACAACTGCAGTCCTATTCCTGCTTTGATGGCAATGTATGAGAATTATGGAACAATTACAGATCGTGACTATGTGATCTCTGTAAATGGTAAGCAGACCAATAAGACTTACTCAGTTGTTCCTATGGATAAGGTTAAGTTCCGGAATGAAAAAGCAAAACCTTATTCTGAATCTCAGGTCTTAAAAATGCTTGATAAGGCATGGCCCTTTGATGGAGATGAGGAGGAAGATGATCCTAAGCCGAAGAAGAAAACTGGTAAGCCCAGCACAAAGAAACCTGCTGTTGATGATGACGATGATGACTGGGATGAAGATCAAGAAGAGACGATGGATTATTCTGAGATGTCTGCAAAAGAGCTTTTTAAGCTTTGCAAAGAGAGAGGCATTGAAGTAAAGATCAAGAAGCCTGAGAAGTACTATATTAAGTTGCTTGAGGAATATGATCAGCAGCAGGAAGACTGGAATGATGACGATGATGAGGAAGATGATTGGGAGGATGAAGATTGATGTTCTCTGAACTGTATGAACAGCAGATGAACTTCCAGCAGAATCTGATCAGAAAAGGTGTATATGATAATGTTGGCAGGGATGAAAAACTCCCTGCTGACAATCCTAAACTTGAGTCATATCACATTCAACAACTTGTTTCTGAAATTGGTGAAGTTCTTAATGCTGATAAGAGGTGGAAGAGCTTTAGAAACAGCAAGGTTGATCTTGAGAATAAGAAAGAAGAGATTGCAGATTGCTTTATTGTTCTGATGAACGTTGCAATGTTTTCTGGTTTTACAGCTGAAGATATTCTGAATTCTATTGAAGAGAAGATCAAAGTAAATAATGAAAGGATAAGAATGAAATATGAAGAATAAGATCTATTTTGCAAGTCCGTTCTTTAATCCTGAGCAGGTCGAAAGAGAAGAGCGTTTGAAGAATAAGTTGAGAGAGATGGGTTTTGAAGTATTCTCTCCGAAGGAAGCATATTTTTGTAAGCCTGATGAAAGTGATAAAGTAAGACAGATGGTCTTTGATGGAAACTGCAAAGCAATTCAGGAATGTGATATTTTGTTTGCAGTTACAGATGGAAAAGATATGGGAACGATCTGGGAAGCAGGATATGCAAATGGAATCAATGCTGTAGTCTATCCGTCAAAGAAAAAGATCATTGTTTACTATTGTGAAACACTTCCTGAAGGTGGAAAGTTCAATCTTATGCTTGCTCAGTCTGGAGACATTATTATTACAGATTTTTCTGATATGGATCAGCTTCCTGAGTTGATTAAATTTGGAAGGGTGATGAAGTATCATGGAAAGATTGAGTGACAAAGAGATAATGCAAGAATATGTCTTGAGTAAGATAATTCGATATAATCATAGAAGAAGACTTCAAGATGAATCTGTTGCAGAACATAGTTTTTATGTTTCATTATTCTGTTTGAAAATTATGAAGTCTTTAGATCTGAGTGTAGAAGAACAGAATCAAGTTCTTATTCTTGCAGCTTTACATGATACAGCAGAAAGTAAGACTTCTGATATTCCTCATGATGTAAAACAGAATTATCCTGAGATGAAAATCATTCTTGATCATATCGAAAAAGATTATTTTCATGAAGCTTGGAAAGAATATGAAAGAATAATTTCTAGAAGCTCTGAATTAGTAAAGTCAATTGTAAAACTTGCAGACAGTTATTCAGTATATCAGTATTGCTTGAATGAGAAATCTCTTGGGAATGTTTCATCAGATATTCATGAAATTTATCTTGAGTGTCAAACAAGAATTGACATGTATATTCATAAGATCAATGAAGAAATAAGAAAAAGGAGAAAAGAATGAAAGGAATTCAAAAGGGATACAAAGGAATTGATGTTGAGATCATTAGTTACACAAAGCATCCTGCAAAGATTATTTGGGATATGCTTAAACAAACATGGATTAGTTTACATGATAAAGAATACGATCCTTCAGATCCAGTTGTCTATGAATTCATTCAGGATTCACTTGCAAAGAGACTTAATCCTGTTCCTCAGGAAACGATCTTGGTTCAAGTCGTATTCAAAGGAATTAGCAGAGTAAATCTTGCTCAGCTTACAAGACATCGTGGATGGATCTTTAATAGTGAATCTCAGATGCCTCAGCCGGTAAACCATAATGTAATTATTCCTCTGAACATTCTTGATTCTGAATTTAGAGAAAGAGCAATAAAGCTCATTGAAGATTCTCAGAAGCTATATGATGATATGGTTGCAGGAAATGAGAATCGAGAGACAACAAATATTCCATATCAAGATGCAAGGTATCTTTTGATCCATGGACAGACTGCTGATATTTCTGCATCGTTTACTCTTCCTCAGCTGGTAGGTTCATGTGGAATGCGTCTTGAGAACAATACACATGATGAGATCAATTATACATTCAGGATTCTCTTAAAGAGATTGAGAGATGCAATCTGTAATGATAATGAGATGGATGATCTCGATAAGATGATCTACAATGTAATGCTTGATTGCTGTGATGTTTTTGGAGCAAACAGAAAAGTTGGAACATGTCATGATGCGATGTTTGGAAATTCATTTAAGAGATTTCCTGATGCAGATGAATATGTGACAAGAACAACTGAAAACTGTTTGTTTGATTATAGAAAACTTGCATGGTATCAGGAGTTGATCAGGATGTATAAAGAAGAACCGTGGCTGTTACTTCCTGGCGAAGATGAAATGATTGAATCTTGGCATGGTATGAAGTAAATAGGAGAACAATATGTGGTTGATATTTGAAGGACTTGACAAGTCTGGAAAAACAACTTTGGAATGGAGTTTTCTTAAAGCAACAAACTACAAGCACAATGTTATAGACAGAGGTCCGGTTGGTTATCTTGTTTTTGACAAAGTTTTTGGTCGTTCAACAAAATTGGGCGACCAAGAATTTATCAAACAAGCAAGAAAAGTATCTAAGTCAAAGAACTTCTTTGTTGTATATTGTAGAACTGATAAAGATGTTGCGGAAGAAAGACTTAAACTTCATAATGAGACTTGTCCTTATGATTATGAAAGCGTTCAAAAACAACTTGATAAACAAATCAAAAGGTTCTATTCAAAAGATACTGTTTTGATTGTTGATACTAGTCATAAATCAATTGAAGAATGTACACAAGAAATTGTTGATTGGTTCATGGAGAAAGTAAAATGAAGAATGCAATTCTTGTACTTGCAAACAATATGGAATACTTTAGCTTGATGGTAAAGAATATTCCGAATTCAATAAAAGATTTTGATTTTATTGTTGTAAATGAAACAAGAATCGGAGATAAAACAGATAAGATAAAGAAGATTCTTAAAGAAAGTAAAATCTCTAGATTTAGAGTATTTACAAGTGATGAAATAAATGATAAGTTTAAAGAAGAAGTCATTGATAATGATTTTGTTGATGACTATTCAATGTCGATGAATATTCTTTCTCTTTGGTTTGTTTATAAGTACAATAATAAGATAGGAAAGATATTGCTTCTTGATGATGATGTGATTTTGAGAGATGGATTTGAAAAGATTTTTGAGTCAGATCATCATTTATTTAAGAGTAATCGTTTATCAGCTGGTCTTGCAGAATTTCATAAGCAATCTCAAAATGCAATTGACATTTATGAAGAATGGTTTAGAATCTTTCAGATAAAGTTTTCTGATGACTGGTGGAAAAATGAGTATCTTAAAAAGTATGCAAATAGTGGGCAGAGATTGATTGTAAGAGATATGTTTGATTTAGATCAATATGAGAAGAAATTAAAAGAGTTTTTCGAATCAGATCTGTTCTATAGATTCTGGATTGATAGAAGAAATCATGTTTCTTGGTATTTTGATGAAAGATTTGAGACATTCTTTTTTTTTGATTCTTTGAATAATGAACTTAAAGATACAACTTATCTTGTTTTGTCAAAACCAGAAAAATTGAATGATGGAAGCTTTAGGAAAATGATGAGGTCATCGATCATTCACAATGCAACTAATTCACATAAAAAGAAAGTGTATAACCTCATGATTGAAAGAGGTATCATACAAGGTGATTTATTATGATTGATCTTCATAGACACGATGAATGTTCAACATTTGATGGATTTGGAAGACCTGAAGAATTAGCAAAGATTGCAAAAGAACTTGGATATACTTCTCTTGGTATTTCAAATCATGGAAATACAAATAGTTTAGTTCGTCATTTTTATGCATGTAAAGAAGCAGGAATAAAACCTGTTATGGGATGTGAAGGATATTTCTTGCCTGTCTATAAACCTCAGACAAGAGGATTCCATTTATGTCTGTTTGCAAAGAATAATATTGGATATAGAAATCTGAATACGATTCAGTTTGAAGGAGAGAAACAGAAGTACTATAATCCGATCTGGACATTTGAATTACTTGAGAAATATCATGAGGGTTTGATTTGCACAACAGCGTGCGTTGCAAGTTATTCATCTCAATGTATTCTTAAAGGAAAAGAAGACAAAGCAAGAGCATATCTTAGAAAGATGAAAAAGATCTTTGGTGATGATCTTTATATTGAGATACAGCCTTATGTGATTTCTGAAGCTGGAGCTCAAGAACTTGTCAATCGTGGAATGATAAAGTTAGCTGATGAGCTTGAGATCAAATGTATTCTTACATCTGATAGTCATAGAGGAAGAAAAGAAGATCTTCCGACATACATTAAAATGCATGAGATTGCAGGACATAATCTAGCTCATATTGAAGAGACTTATTCAGAAAGATACATGCCTTCTGAGAAAGAGATTAAGGTCAGATTCTATAAAATGCATAGAGATGACTATGGTGATAAAGAAGCAAAGAGAATGGCATGTGAGATGGTTAAGAATCTCGTTGAAATTGAATCAAAAGTAGATGGAAATATTCTTGACAATCTGAGTCAGAAGTTACCTGTATTTGATGAGACTAAAGATTCTTTTGAATTACTGATCAGCAAGATAAAATCTGGTTTGAAGAAAAGAGGAAAATATACAAAGCAGTACATTGATCGAGCAAAAGAAGAATTGAAGGTTATCAAGTATCATGGCTTTGAAGATTATTTCTTGATGGTTGCAGATTATACAAACTGGGCAAAGACTCATGGAATAAGAGTAGGTCCTGGACGTGGATCAGGATGTAATTGTTTAGTAAACTATGCATTGAATATTACAGAGACAGATCCGATTCTTTTTGATCTTGATTTCAGTAGATTCTTGAGAATTGATAAAAAGAAGATGCCTGATATTGATCTTGATTTTGAGACAGCAAGAAGACCTGAAGTCATTGAATATTTGCTTGAACGTTATCCGAATCATTCAGCTCAGATTTGTTCTTATGGTTTGTATCGTGTAGACAATTTGATCAATGATCTTGCAAAGACATGTGGACTTGATGAGCACAAAGATGAAAAGCAACAAATCAAAAAGTTCATCAATGCTCATATTGTTGATGGTCAGATTGATATGAATGGAATTGTGAATTCTGCAGAAGCAAAGATGTGGAATAAACAATATGATGACATTATCGTACATTTCTCAAAGCTGTACAATAAGATCAGATTCATTGGTACACATGCTGCAGGAGTTGCAATAACTGGTGGAAATATTCTTGACTATACATCAATCAGAGTTGATAAGAAAACAGGAAAGTACTTTACAAGTTATGATCTGAATGATATGGAGACAATTCAGGTAATCAAATTTGATATTCTTGGATTGACAACAATGAGCTCATTAGGAGAGCTTAGAGATCTCACAGGTCATGATGGATTTGATGAAAGCTGGACGGAAGATCCAAAGCTTATGAAAGCATTTGGTGAAGGAAATTGTGATGGAATATTTCAGTTTGAACAGAAGTCAGTTCAAGACATGTTGAGGCTGATTCAATGTGATTGTTTTGAAGATGTGATTGCTGCATCAGCAATGAATAGACCTGGTCCTTTGACTTTGAAGATGCCAGAAATATATGCAGCAAACAAGACAGATAAAGATCATATTGACAGATCTCTTCCATATAGTAAGTATCTTGAGAAGACTTATGGATGTGTTATCTATCAGGAGCAGATTCAAGCTATTGCTGTAAACATCGGTGGACTTGAATGGCCAGAGGCAGACAAGATCACAAAGATGTCTCGTGGTGGAACTGAGAAAGCAATGAGAAACTTCGAAGAGAACTATGATAAGTTTGTTGTTAAATTCGAAGAAGGTGCAAAGCGATTCGGAATGACAAAGGAACAGTCTTATGAGATCTTTGATAAGTTCTTCAACTATGCTTTCAATAAAGGACATGCAACAGGATATAGTCTGATCTCTGTAGAAGAGATGTACTATAAGATTTACTATCCAAATGAATTCTGGTATGTGAAGATCAAGTACACAGGTGATGATGTAAAGCGTGCTAAGTTCAAACAAAATGCAGTTAAAGATGGTGCAGTTATTTTTCTTCCTCATGTGAATTATTCAGCACAAGATTCTTTGAGAAAAGTAGAAGGATCAATGGTCATTCAAGAAGGTCTTGGATCGATCAAAGGTGTTGGAGAAAAAGCAGCAAAAGAAATAGAAGACGAAAGAAGAGCAAATGGAATCTTCTTGAACTATGATGACTTTGTTGATAGATGCAAAGGAAGAGTTGTTCATAAGGGTGTCATAGACAAGCTTAAAGAAGCAGGAGCTCTTGAATTCAGTAAGAAGATTTATGTGAAGAGAGTAACGAAATATAATTCAGCTCTATATTCAAGAGCAATAACAGGATAGTCTCCAGAAGCCCCAGAAAGCTCATATAGGAATTTTTAAAGAATGGATGGATAAAATATAATCCAAGAATGAAAGTTTCTATATGAGTCATTCTGGGGCTCTTAAAAGAAATTGAAGAAATTTTAAATTGGCTATTTACATTTATATAGAGATATGATATGATAATCTCAGATGAAACGAGAAGCCAAGAACGAACAGTAGGTTGAGGGTCACGACGTAAGCTCCGATCTAAAGACCGAAATAAGTGAGGCATCTTCAAACACTCAGAGGAGGAAAAGGAAATGAGAAAGCAGTATGATGTAAGACTGGTCCAGAAAGTTGAAGACCTTATTGTAAAGAAGATGCTGAAGAGCAGAAATGGAAGAGAAGCAAGTCTTGAGTATACAGGAAAGAACAAAGTCTTAGGGTTCGGTGGAGTGAATGAGTTCTTCTTCCAGAGAGGATCCGATGGATATAGCATCTATCAGGGATGTGATCTGGTAGTTGGTGATACAACCCTTGGTAATTGTGTAGTAGCAATGCTTCAGATCTGCAATATGTGAAATGATACACAAGAGTTCTAGAGAGGAGATAAAAAGATGTTAGAATTTGCAGTCTACGAAAAGATTAATCCTATTTGGGGAGATTCCTATACAGAATATGTTGGAACTGTTGTTGCAAGAAACGAGAAGTCAGCAATGACTAAAGCTACTAAGCAGTTCAAGTATGATAGAGGAGGAGTTCCTGCAAGAAGACGTAAAGCTGAGAACTTTGATCTTAGAGTCAGGGGCAGAGTATATAACGATTGAGAATATCTAGGAGGATGAAATGAAGCATATCAAAGAGATCAAATTAATTCCTATTGTTTGTGGTATGAGTGGAGATATTGATGATGTGAAGTATGATGTGAAGATGGTTTACAGTGATGGAACAGAAGAAATTACAGCAATGGAACATACATTTAGTCAGCTTCAGAATGATACAATGGTAATGATTCATGAAGATGTTCTTGATCGGATAAGAAAGTGAAACAGAGCAATAGCTCATAATATAGATGTTCAAAGAAAAGGAGAAAAAGAATGGACATTAAGAAATTCGCAGATGGTTTTGGTGCAAAGATGAATGATCTTTATGCTCTTGATGAGAAGCAGAATAAGATCATTGATGAAGCAAAGAAGGTGATTCATGATGCATTTGATCAGTATCTTGAGGAACTCAAAGATCAGGTTAAATTGATGACCAGAGAGGATATTCAGGAGTATCTCAATATTGCATCTAGATCTGGTCACAATACACATATGCAAGCACTTGCTCTTTATGCATTTGCTGAGACACATGAAGGAAGAGATAAGAGGGCTGCAGAAAATACGCTTAAAATCTTGTGCATGAAGATGGATATTGATGATCTGACAGATATGCTTGCAAGTGTACTGACAATCTAATATGATTATGAAATGGGAGGTCACCACAGGTTGGTGGCCTTCCCTAGTAATAGGAGAAAAGCATGGCAATTACAAACAAAGAGCAAATCATCAAACTTTGTAATGACATTAATAAGAAAGAAGGAGAAGGATCTATTTATTCGATTGGTTCAAAGAGTGCAAATTTGAAGATCAATCGTTGGAGCACAGGAATTGAAGATCTTGATTCAATCATTGGTGGTGGAATACCGGAAGGAAGAGTCATAGAGATCTTTGGTCCTGAAGGATCTGGAAAGACAACTTTACTGTATCATTTGTGTGGATTGCATAATCTGTGTCTTGATATTCCGATTGAAGGAACATTTGATGCAGAAAGAGCAAAGGTCTTTGGAAATAGACCAAAGCAGATGTTGATCTATAGAGCTAATTATGGTGAAGATGCTTTTAACAAGACGATTAAGTTTGCTAAAGCAGGAATTCCTTTGATTGGTATAGATAGTATTCCAAGTATGATTCCAAAAGAAGATGTAGAGAAAGTACTTAAGTCTGCAGACAAAGACACAATCGAAGAGCAGAGAATTGGTGGAACTGCAAGATTGATTAACAAATATTTGCCAGTTGTAGAAGAGATCATCGAGGTGACAGGAACAACAGTTATTTTCATCAATCAGGTTAGAGATAAAATGAATGCTTTGATGTTTGGTGAAAAGACTGATACACCAGGAGGAAGAAAACTTAAACATGCTTGTTCTATTCGTATTCAAGTAGCAAGAAGAGCATGGATTGAGATTCCAAATAAAGATCCGAGGAACTCAGCTAATACTGAGAAAGTTGGTTTCATTATGAAATGTAAAGTAGTGAAATCAAAAGTGAGTAATCCTATGGGTGAATGTGAAATTCCTTGTTTCTTTGATCGTGGTTTTGTTTCATTTGATGATGTTAAAGCAATAAGACATGAATTGATGAAGCAAAGAGCAGAACAGTTTGGAAAGAGAGTTCCAAAGGATTGGGAGGATGATAATGAAGACTAAAGATGAAAAGATGTTTCCTATGATCAGACCACCAAGACCAACAAAAGATGAGTATTATCTTAACATTGCATTGGCTGTTTCAAGCAGAAGCACATGTCTAAAAAGACATTATGGATGTGTTCTTGTAAAGAATGATGAGATCATTTCTACTGGATATAATGGTAATCCAAGAGGAATGGAAAATTGCTGTGATAGAGGTTTTTGTGAGAGACTTGAAGTTCCTCATAACTCTGGAAATTACAATAATTGTTTCTCAGTTCATGCAGAACAAAATGCAATGCTTAGTGCATCAAGAGAAGAAATGATTGGAGCAATAGCTTATCTTGCTGGTGTAGAATATATGATTGATAAGGATAAGAGCTCAAGATATCAAGAAGATGTCTATGGATATATGGAAGTAGATGCTGAGCCTTGTCCAATATGTTTTAGAATGTTGAAAAATGCAGGAGTAGAAAAGGTCATAAATAGAAGAGGTGAAGTATGTATGTGATAGAGATTCTTTACTTGGATCTAGATCAGATATATAAATCAGGCCAAGTATTCAGATGGATAAAATTAAAAGATGGAAAGTATATTGTGATCAATAAAGATAAGACAGTCAAAGTTGAGCAGAAGAAAACAAGATTTATGTTTGATTGTTCAGAAGAAGATTTTTATAATGTCTGGTGGAAGTACTTTGATCTTCAGACTGATTATTCTATTCCGAATTATGCAATAAGTTCAATAGGAAAAGAAGAAAAGATTGCAGCAACAAGAGGAAAAGGAATTCACATTCTTAACCAAGATCTTTTTGAGATCATTATAAGTTGTAGTTTAGAAACAGCAACATCTGTTCAAAGAGTTTCTCAGATGGTAAATGGAATAGCAAAGAAGTGTGGAATCAAACATAAAAATGCTATGAGAGAAGCAGGTCAAGTTATCTGGTATGAATTTCCTACTGTTGATCAGATCATTGAGAAGCAAGATAGTTTGACAGCACAAGAAACAGGATATAAGCATGATATGATTATTGATCTTTGTAAGTCAATAAGAGATGGATGGTTAGATTTTGATGTGTTAAGAACATTAGATTATTATGCAGCTAAATCTTATCTTACAGACTTTAATGGAATAGGACCAAAAGTAGCTGATTCAATTTGTTTGTATGGATTGCATCATATGCAAGCTTTTCCTGTTGATATACATATTATGAAAGTACTTAAGAGTATGGATCTTGATTTTGAAGACTATTATTCTTGGTTTATAGAAAGTAATGAGACTATAAGAAATAATGCAGGATTGCTTAGACAGTACTTATGGTATAATGAAGTAAATCCACCAAGGAGGATTGGAAATGTCAAGAATTGATGAAGTTAATATTCCAGGCGATGTGAGCAGTTTAAGAGATATGATCTTAAGAGAAGATTACTCTGAAAAGTTTGATGACATTAGAAAAGCAATGGTGATTACATCTCACTATAAGTATGGAGCAGTAAAGAATAACTTTGGTGATTTTGGTGGTGTAGATGCAATTGAAACTTTGAAAATGTGTTTAGAGAAGTTTGAACAAACTCATAATACAGAGTATCTTGCTGATGTTGCTAACTATGCAATGTTTAGATTTATGTTTCCAAGAGAAGGAGAATTCTATAAGCCAACTGATTCTAATGGATCAGCAGGACTTTCTGGAATCTCCGAAAAAGAGATGGAGAGATTGAGGACTAACTCATGGGTTTAATAGATAACATTAAAGCAGAAGCAAAAGGAAATAGAACAATCATTCAAAGTTCTGATGCACAAGCTTTATCAAAGATCTTGAATAATGCTTTTTATCTTAACAAGAACATAGATGAAGAAACAAAGTTCATCAGACAGGTAATGACGAGAGGTGCTGAGACACAAGAACGAATTGGATTGCATGCATCTGCTTTGATTACAGGTGATAAAGATTTTTGTGTAAGACAACAAGTCTTAAGCTTAATTTATAGACAGCTTCAAGGTGAACAATTGCCAGTTGGATTAGTAAGAATCTTTGAACAAGGAAATGCAATTCATGAAAAGTGGCAAAGAATGTTCATAAGAGCTGGATATTCAAAAGCTGGAGATCTTGATGTAACTCAATTCAATAAGAAATTTCGGATCAGTTTTACTCCTGATATTATTTGTCAGATTCCAGAGTTTTATGATGGAAAGATGATTGGTGAGATCAAGTCTGTCAATACATATCAGTTCCAGAAAATGGTGAGACATCCTTCAGCATGGAAGCAGTTACAATGGTACATGTATCTTACTGGTATTCATAAAGGATTTGTTTTATCTGAAGACAAGAATAATCAAGACTTCAAACTGGAAGTATATGATTTTGATCAAAGTATTGTTGATCCATTTATTGATAGAGCTGAACAAGTAAAGTACTACTACAAAAGAGTAATGTCAGAAAAGAAAATGGTCAAAAGACCAAAAGATGCAAGCAGTCCTGAATGTAAAAGATGTACTAATTGTGCAATGAAGAATGCATGTTGGAATATAAATGGTGGAGGAGTATTGATCAATGCAAAGTGATTATAAAACAGAGATCATTAAAGTAAAAGGTGACTGGAGAGAAGTAGTTGATGACTGTAGATCAACAGTAGGAAAAGCTGGTCTTGGTAAAGATCCATCTCAAGACTTCAGAAGGAAAATACTGATTGCAGAGCATAGTCCGATCAGAGACATAAAGATCAAGTGGAAATGGAATTCAATCAAATCATGGATTGCTACACATTGGTCAAGACATAAATGGGAATGTTTTATCAAGACACAGAGATCTGATCGTACAAATGTAGACAGAGACAAATCTCCACAAGATACTTTAGTCACATTTACTGGTGAAGCAAATATTCAGCATCTGATTGATACATGGAGAAAGCGCTTATGTTATCAAGCACATCCAGAAACAAGAATGTATGCTGAAAGCTTTAAAGCTCAGATAAGTCCTATGGAAATGGAGATCTCTGATGTTCTTGTTCCTAATTGTGTTTATCGTGGTGGATGTCCAGAAATGAAGACTTGTGGATTTTATGAACAGTTCTTAAGAGAATATGAAGAAGAAGCAGATATGAATAATATTCAATCAAGATATGCTGCTTATAATGATCTGTTCTGGAAGAAGATCAGAGATTAGTTCTGGATTATCAGGAGGCCCATAGAGGAACTTTTATCAGATGGCAATATAAATATCCATCCAAAATAAAATGGCCTGTATGGGCCTCCTAGAGCCCTAAAAATATAGGAGTAAAAATACATGTCAAAAGACTGTCCAATAAAAGGAAAAGCTATCTATCTTGACTGTATTGAATGTGAAGAAAAAGAATGCAAGAAAAGTACTCAATATGATCAAATCATTATAGGCATTGACCAGTCATATAAAAGAACTGGGGTAACTGTCATTGTCGATTCTAAGATCAAAATAATCAGATCAAAAGACTTATCAAAATATAAATCAAAATCAGATTGCAGGAGAGCATTGAGGAATTTCCTTGATGGTCTCCTCAGATCAATTATAAGAAAAACAAAGAACATAACTTGTATCATAGAGAGAATCCGTCTCAGATCACAAGGATTCATAAATATCAACTATATCAAAAGCATTGGTGCTCTGAATGCAATGATCGTAGATTTAATGTCTGAGTATGATGTACCGGTCTATTCTGTTGATACAAGATGCTGGAAAGCAACTGTGATAGGAACAAGCAAGCCAGAAAGCAATAGCTTTGGTGTACCAGAAGAGAAATGGCCCACTGTTAAATGGGTATGTAATCAAGGATTCAAAAGCAGCATATTACTAACGATTTCAACCAGAAAGACAAAAGGAACTTTTACCAGAAAAGGGAAGAAGTACATGTTTGATAATGATGCTGCAGACAGTTGTGGAATTGCTATGTTTGGTGTGATAGGAGACAAAGACAAGTTAGAACTAGAGACATAGTTTCTTTCTTTATATATTTCTTTCTTTACAGAGTAGGATAGTTATAGATTTCTGGTGTTAGAAATTTTTAGTGAAAAAGTTAAAATAATTGTTTACAAATTCTTTGTGGTGTGATAAGATAACTATAGATGAAACATGAAGAAATCCTTAGAGGAGGAAAGAAAATGAAAAAGTGGAGTATCATGAGTCTTGTAACTGCTGACTTAGGTGTTGTAGATATGAGAGAAGTTGAAATCGTTGAAGCACCTACATGGAATGAGTTTCTGAAGTATGTAAAGAAGAACTACAAAGTAGTTAAACAGGACAAGAGATCTGGAATGATCTTCGTGAGATAAGATAGAGAAAGAATTCTAGAGAGGAGAAAGAAAATGAAGTACGATGAGATGAACAACATTTATGAGTTCGATAGCATGTCTGATTACATCAAGACAATTACCACTCACAAGAATCCGAAATGTGCGGGTGGACACAGTGATCGAACATATGATTCTGAATGGTATGGAACGAGAACATTCGATGAAGCAATCAAACTTGCAACTGAAGGCTGGACAGAATGTGCAGAACGTCTCAACAAGAACTACAATGTAGCAGTAAGACAGGAAAATGATAAGTACTTCAAAACTTTCCTTTCACAAGCTGGTTATCAGGCAATCGTTCCTCTGTGGTTGAATGGATGCCCGAACAATATGATGAACCGGAAGATGGAAGTGAAGAAGCAGAAAGTTCTGACGATCGTGAAATCGGTTGGATTCAGAGCAGATGCTTCTGCAAAGCAGATTGAAGAGGAAAGCCTCAAGACATTGATTCTGGTGAACATGCTTGAGAAGAAAGGATACAGAGTTAACCTCTACACGCTGAACGGATTCACAATTGGTTGGGGAAGACCTTATTTCGTAAGGGTGAAGATCAAAGCAGCAAACGAAAGATTGAATATTTCCAAGCTTGCATTTCCTCTAGTTCATCCGTCAATGCTTAGAAGGTTGAACTTCAAATTCAGAGAGGTGTTCTGTGGAAATGATATGGGTGGAAGCCTCTACACCAAGAGCGAATGTGAGAAAGCAATACGGAAAGGTGAGATCTTTGTTCCGAGCTTCATGAAGATGTCGATCGATGACATCAAGAACATCAGTGATGTGGAAGATGGACTTACAGTTGAAGAAAAGCAGGGTAGATGGTAAGCAAGAAGTACATAGGGGTGGAAAACCACCCCTTAAACTTTTAAAGAAAATTTTCAAAAAAAGTGTTTACAAGTACATTGCTTTGTGATAAGATAATTACAGATGAGAGGTAAAGACCTCGGAAATGAATTCACAAGTCTCTAGAAGGAGGACAAAGCAATGGCAGCAACACAGAGAGTTAACATCACGACAGAAAAGATTGAGAAGGGTTTCAAAGCACAGACAGTTTATATGATCGTCAAGTTCGATGGATCCGAAAAAGAGTACTCCTACGTCAGGAAGTACGAAGAAGATAAGGACGGAAACCTGTTCGCAATCATCAGTGGTTGCAGAGTTACATTTACAAAGGAGTTCACACTCCTGAGCATTACAAGAGAGTACGATGTAGCAGGATACAAGAGAAGATCCACAGCCGGAATCATCGGCAAGAGAGATCCCAAGAATTCCACCACTCCTGAAGTGGAAGTAGTTCCGGAAGTCAAGGTCATTCCTCAGGTTGAAGAGAATGGTGAAGTGAGACATGAGAAGTATGAAATGATCAAAGCTTGCCTCGAGTGCAACATCCCGATCTACCTTGCAGGACCTGCAGGAAGTGGAAAGAACTTCACTGTTGAGCAAATCGCAAAAGAGCTGAACTGGAACTTCTACTTCAGCAACAGCGTTCAGCAGGAATTCAAACTTACAGGTTTCATCGATGCAGGTGGTGATTACCACGGAACTGAGTTCTACAAAGCTTGCACAGATGACAACGATTGCATCTTCTTCCTGGATGAGATGGATGCATCGATTCCTGAAGTGCTCGTTCTCCTGAATGCAGCGATCGCCAACGGGTACTTTGAGTTCCCGAATGGAAGAGTTGATCTGAAGCATGTTCATTTCGTAGCAGCTGGAAATACAGTTGGATCTGGTGCAGATGAGATGTACACCGGACGCCTGGTACTTGATCAGGCAACACTTGATAGATTTGCAATCATTGATTTTGATTACAGTGTTAGAATTGAGATGGCAATCTCCAAGAACAATACAGATCTGGTAAACTTCATCCATGAGCTGAGAGAACAGGCTACTGATAAGGGAATCAGAGCAACGTTCAGCTACAGATGCATTACAATGGTGACCAAGCTTGAGAGCACCGGAATGGATCTCAAGGACATCATCAAGATCGCTGTTATGAAAGGTCTCGACAAAGACACGATCAAGACTTTTACCCTGCATGGTACAACAAAGTATCACAGAGGACTGAGAGGACTCCAGGTGGCATAAGCCACCAGGGGTTTTCCCTTTAGGGCTATCGCCAAGTGGTAAAGGCACAGCACTTTGACTGCTGTATTCGTTGGTTCAAATCCAACTAGTCCTGTTTGGTTTTGTTGAGGTAGTTACCAGTTATCCCAGTGCTGTCGGATGCAAAAGAATCTCAACAGTGGTGGTAGATCATCCCTGTACATAACCACCACTCATCGGGATGTAGTTCAGTTTGGAAGAACGCTAGTTTTGGGTACTAGAGGTCGCAGGTTCGAATCTTGTCATTCCGATTAGGTTTATGAAAGGAGGTATGGTCCAATGGTTTAATTAGCTTTACAACTATTACGAATACTATTTAGATCGACTTTGCTAAACCTAAACAAGGTGGTACCGTAATTAATCTCAATTGGAACTTGTCGGGTGTCCGGAAATTACCTAAGGCAATGTGCAGGTTCGAATCCTGCCGGTACCATTCAAGGAGGAAAGTAAAATGAGAAATAAGAAACCAATCCGCATGAGGACATGCAAAAGAGAAGCAAACTGCGAATTGTGTGAGAACAATACTCATAATTCATTAGAAATGTTCCAGTTCCAGATTGGAGATACAATTCATACAATATGTGATCAATGCTTAGAGCAGATCTTTCAGAAAGCATTATCTGGTGTATGTCATGTAAATGCAAAGACAAAAGACAATCATGATATGGCAATTATTAGAAAGCGAAATATAGTTTTGAGAGATGTTGGAATGACGATTAATGAAGCCCTGAAAGATGTTAATGTAACAGAGGATTCTGATGATGATTGACTTTGATGTCATGCCATGTAAATATTGGTCTGATCAAACAAAGATCAGTTTACTTCAAAGAAGAATTCTAGTTTATTCAATTCAATATTATAAGCTGTCTGAAACTGTTATCTCAGATAAAGAATATGATAGCATTTCCAGACAGCTTTTACAATTACAAAAGACAGCATCAAAAGAAGATCGAGAAGATTCTCAATACTGGTATGTATTTAATGATTTTGATGCTAATACAGGTTTTGATCTGTATGATAGATTAACTGAAAAGGATCAAGATTATTTGACAAAAATAGCAATTCTTGTTCTTTCAAATTATCAAGAAAAAGGAGTAAGTCAAAGTGGAATTAAAAGAGCTAACAAATCGAAAGTATGAAGGCAGTGATTGTATTGGTTTTGCTTATTCAATAAAAGAAGAAACAAGCGATACAGAAATTGAATTCAAATTTACAAGAAAGATAAAATCAAGATTGTGGCAGATGGAAGTCAATCTTCCAAGAACAATAAATGCAGATATGCAATGCTATGTATTCCAATATGAAATGCCAAGAGACAATATGCAGCTTACTTTGATCTGTGCTACAGGTCTTGCATATTTTCAGATGTATCTTAAGAATGAGATCAGTTTCAAGTCAATGATTGATTTTGAACTTGGTGAAATAACGAGGAATATGTGATGAGTAAACGATCTGGAAAATGGTACCGTAATAATGAAAGAGAAGTAATGGAAAAGCTTGGTCTTACTCCTACCCCTAATTCTGGATCAGGCTGGATAATAAAAGAAGATGGACAATCTGAAGACATTATCTGTCAGTTAAAAAGTACAGATGCAGGATCAATCAAGATAAACTTGCAAGATCTTCATAAGCTCCAGTACAATGCTTCAGTTGTTCATAAGGTACCAGTATTTGCAGTTCAGTTTATAAAGACAAATGAGGTCTTCCTTCTAATCAGTCCTGAAGATCTCCAGGAGGTCCATAAAGGACTTTTAAGTTCTGGCCATATAAATACAAAGGCATTGGATAAAAGTTCCACAGAAAGCCTCCTGGAGCTTCAGGATGATACTCCAGTTAAACCAGTAAAGGTTATCAAATCATCTAATTCGGCAAGACAGGAAATGAGGGAAGAAATGAAAAACAAATATGTTAAAAAGGAGAAAAGTGCAAAATGGCTATAGCTGTTAAAGTAAAAGAGGTCGTCAAGTATGATGGACATAATGTATCAGCAAATGGATCTGTAAACTTCAATCTTAAAGCTGGTTATTCAGAATTGGTCAATTCAATTCAAGCTATGCAAATGCTGAATAATGATGTAACAATCAAAGCAAAGATCCCTGGTTCAAAAGCAATGAAGTTAGGTATTTTTAGGATCAAGCAGATTGTGATTGATGGTGATGGAGAATCTAAGCTTAAGTTCAATGGTTTGAATGACTATATTGAGATGGATAATCTTAATTTGCTTCCTCTCAATTCAGAAGAAAATAAAGAATTTACGATCATGATGGAAGCAGAAATCGAAGAGGAAGGAGGAGAGGAAGACAATGGCGAAGAGTAATAATAAAGTAGAGTACACAGAGATTGCAAGAGCAAAGGTCACCAAGTCAAGAAATATTGTGATCAGTAATTGTTCTGAAGGTGGATTTACAATTGCTCAGCAGTTTGAAGCTGTGGAGAATGGAAAGATCATTCCAGTATTTCTAAAGGGTGCATTTCATGTAGATGATCTGACTGGTCTGTATGAACTTAGAGATGCAATTAATCTTGCTATCAGTAAGACAGAAGCAGATCAGAAAAATGACTGGGATCCAACAGAGGAATCTGATCAGTAAATTTTTTAAACTTTTTTGCAAAAGATGTTTACAAACTCCTCTAGACATGATATGATAGATTCAGTGAGAGATATATGATCCTCACGAAGCACTAACTTGAGTCTCTAGAAGGAGGAAAACAAAATGAGAAAGATTTACTCAAAAGAGAACCAGGTAGAAAAGCACGGATTTGTCAAGACTAAAGAAAAGGTTGAGGTTACATTCAATGGATGGGATGGAAAGAGCTATGATGGTGAGAGCAAGGTCATGAACGTTTGGACATGCCCTACACATCCCGGAAAGAAGTTCGTCTATAAGAGACAGGGTGGATTCGTAAGTGCTCAGAACGGAACTTACAAGATTGATGCAGTCTTTGAGATCACAGATAAAATGGTTGAGAATAAGAAGACCGGAGTTAAGCATCCTGTAGTTGAATACTTCTGGTCGGAAGAAGTTCCTTATGTTGAGTGGTGATCATAAGTGATCGATGGGGTCACAATCGTGGCCCCTTGAGATAGAGAAAACAAAAGCAAATTTATAGAAAGAAAAGGAGAACAAACAATGGCACAGAATTGGAATGTGAAGCAGGCTTACGCAGCAATCAAGAATGGTGAGAAGGATTCGATGATTGATATTGGAAGAAGATTTCCTCTTGCTATGGCAGCACTGATCAAAGTTGGAGAGAGCGACGCAATCGAGAATCTCTTCAATACTTTCCCTGATCACCTGACAATGAGGAAGATCGAAAATGCACTTCGTGAAGGTGTTAAAGTCGATGATTCTGATAATGATGTTGAAGAGGAAGCAGTTACTCCTGAATCAGAAGAGACTGAGGAAACAGCAGCAGAAGAAGCTGGTGAGATCGATTACAAGAAGATGTCTGGAAGACAGGTCTATGAACTTCTTCGTGACAAGGGTCTTTACAAAGATTGCGTTGCCAAGATGGGTGGTGGAAATAAGAAGCAGATGCTTGAGTATATCGAGAAGTATGGTCTTGATGGTGGATCTGAGGAAGCTGAGGAAGAGACCGAGGAAGAGAAGTCTGAAGGATATGAAGCAATGTCTGCTATGGAGCTCTTCAAGGAGTGTAAGAAGAGAGGGATCAAGATCAAGCCCAGACAGAAGGCAGCAGTCTATGTTGAAGCACTGAAGAAGGATGATGCAGCCAAAGCAGAATCTGAGACCGAGGAAGAAGAGTCTTGGGAAGAGGAAGATCAGGAAGAGAAAAAGCCTGCTAAGAAGCCGGTAGCAAAGCCAAAGGCAACTGTTAAGAAGCCGGCTCCGAAGAAGGAAGATTCGGAAGAAGAAGATGATGACGATGATTGGAATATCTGAAGCAGATATATGAATCCTCCTGAAGTCATCTAACACTCACAGCAATAGGCTGGTAGGTGAAGAGCTTACCAGCCAATATTGGTATAAGGAGCAAGAATGAAAACAAAAGAGATTCTTGATCTAGATTGTAGATTTGAAGAGAATGAAAAGATAATACAAAGAGTGCTAAGACAGATAAAACCTTTAAGCAAATGCAAAGGCGATAAAGTTCCAATTGAAAAGTTGGAGAAATGTATTAAAGTCTTATGTGTGAAGTACCAGATCTTTCCTAGACAAATCTCTCCTGATGTGTTTGCAGCTCATGAAGATATAATTTGGAAATTTGAAGCTGTTGATATAACTGATCTAGACACAATATTAGTGTGTTATGGTAGAAATCTTTATGAGGTTCTTGCTAAAGCAACAATTGGTCTATATGCAATGACAAGAAAGAGGTGTATAAATGCTGATTAAAGTCTACACAGATGGATCATGTTTTGGTAATCCAGGACCAGGAGGATGGGGAGTAATATTTGTATCTGATAAAGGTCTTGAGAAGATGTCTGGATCAGATAAATATACAACAAATAATAAAATGGAATTGCTTGCTATAATAAAAGCAATTAGAAAGATCAAAAAGGATTCTGTTCATAAAAACAATACATATGAAATTTATTCTGATTCAGCTTATGTGGTTAATGCGATCACAAAAGGATGGTTAGATAAATGGAAGACAAATGGTTGGAAAACTTCTGAAGGAAAAGATATTAAGAATAAAGAATTATGGATTGAATTTAGTAATCTCTTAATGAGTTTAAAAGTAAAACCTCAGTTCATAAAAGTGAAGGGTCACTCAGGAAATCAATATAATGAGTATGTTGATAAATTAGCAAAAGGAGAAATAAAATGAAATGGTATTTCAAAGCGTTCATTGAAACAGTAAAAGATGTAATTGATCAAGCTTTCTTATGGTGTATTGACAATCTTAGAAACTTTACATTGTTGATCAATTTCTTATTGCCATATGCTTGTTTGTGGATAGGTCAGTATTGTTACCATTGGAGAGCAGGATATGGTATTGGTGGAGAGATCTTATTCCCTATGATGGTATTCATCTTAATTCATATCATCAATATGTTTACAAATAAGATTGGAAAGGGAACAAGTATACCGGTACCATCAAAGAGATTTACAGATATTGCAGCAGATGGAATGGTGAGCATACCTAATGACAGATTAGAAGAATTGATTCTTTATATTGGTGATCTTGAAGATTGGATGGAGAAAAATAATTTAATGTAAGTCTCTAAAATGATTATAGATTATATTGAGGTGATAATATGAATGATTTAATCAGCAGACAGGCGGTGATCGATAGAGCCACAAAGGAACATGACTTCTTCCGTGGTGCTGTGACTGTAAGCGATAAGGCACGGCGAGACGAATTGCTTAATGTTATATGTTGGTTAGGTGAGTTACCGCCAGCACAGCCCGTCATTGTGCCTTGTAATTACGTGGAGGCTTGCAATGTGGCAACAATGGACAAGCCAATAAGTGCATACACATATTTGAGTGTTCTGAAAGATTTAAAGGACCATGGGTTTGTACTTGTGGATATGAGAGAGGTGACGGAATAATGTATGAGGATGACATCAAGCTGATAAACGAATGGTTTGAAGCACATACAGAGAATTACGGAACATATCACACCGACAATGAATACAGTGTGTGTGCAGATGACATTGAGGAGTTTACCGACTTTTTGCGTGATAAATTCCCCGACATGGTGGGCATTCGTTGTTATGTCGGAACTGGTGACAGTGCAATTTGGTTCTTTGAAGATGATTTAAAAGCCACACAGTTTATATAAAGGGGGTGACTGAATGAGCAGAGAATCATTAATTGTTGTATCAGCCGTAGTAGGTTGTACTGCGGGTGTGGCTTTCTTGTTTGGAAACATCGATGGAGCAATAGTTGGTTATTTATGTGCAATCTGGCTGTTGCTGTTGAGCGACAGAGAATAGAGGTAACGGAATGAGTAATGAATACAAGTTACCATTCAATGAATATAAAAGAATCCAAAAGATGTCTAGAGATAAGATGAGCGAATGGATAGAGAATTTTGGAAGAAATATGTATCAAGAAGGATATGAAGCAAACAACCAATTTGATCCAGAAGAAAATACAATTATTGTATTTGCATCAGATAAAGAACTGTATGACTATTTGATTCAGATCAAAGGTATGGGACCAGAGTTGACAAAACGTGTAGTAAATGCTCTATTGGATTTGGAGGCTCCAGAAGGCCCATAAAGGAACTTTAGCTAAAACCTATATAAATATCCATTCAAGTCATAAAAATCTATCCTGAGCCATTCTGGAGCTTCTGGGGACTATTCTAAGTAAAAGTATAAACCTAATTGTGTAAGAAAATCACATAAGTGATCTGTATGATCAATTTACTAAGTTTGGTGTAACAATAATAAAATGTTATGTCAGACTTAGTTTCATTTATAAGAAAAGTTTGAAAGGAGAAACAAATTGAAGTTGAATGGAAAACATTCAAATATGTTTGCTGATCCTGAAGATTGGGTAACAGATGATAAGCTAATGCTTTTAGAATGTTGGGCAAGAGATGGATTTACTTTCAAGGATATAGCAGACAGAATTGGAATAACAGATAAGCAACTCGGTAAGTGGAGACGTGAGTATCCTGAGATCACAGAAGCACTAAACAATGGTAGAGAAATAATTGACTATAAGGTTGAAAACAGTCTACTAAAAGCAGCTTTAGGATACAGAACAAAAGAAGTAACAGTAATAACAACTCTTAGAAATGGAAAGACAGTAGAGAATACTATTCAGACAGTAACTAAAGACGTTCCTCCTAATGTCAATGCATGTCAGACATGGCTCTATAACAGAAGACCAGATAAATGGAGAAACATGAATGGTAGAAATAGTCTAATTGATGAGTTATCAGATAAAGATTCGTCTATTAGCATTACTGTTACAAGAGCTTCTAAGAATGGAGATAAGGATACAGTAGTAGAAACAGAAGAAGATAAAGAATGGCAAGATAGTGTTAATACTTCTGTAACATTAAAGAAAAATGAAGAAACAACTCAAAAACAGAGAAAAACAAAGCAAAAAGACTCAAAAACAGAGAATCATAATGATTTAGACTATTGGCCTGAAGACTGGGAAGATGAGGATGAGGACTGATGCCAGCATTCAATGTAAGAAAGATAAGAAAGCAAGTACCAGGACATTTTGAAGAGTTTGTCTTTGATTGGGACTATGAAACGTATTTGCTTCTTGGTGGATATGGATCAGGTAAGTCTTATCAGATAGCATTCAAAATAATCTTAAAGCTCTTTGAAGAGAAAAGAAAAGTTCTAGTAGTAAGACAAGTATTTGATACGATCAAAGAAAGCTGTTACAGTTTGTTCTGTGAGATACTTGATGATATGGAACTATTGACAGAGGATAGATACATCTTCAAAAGGAAGCCAAATAAAGTTTTAGCTTGTAAGAGTCCTCTAGGATTCAAATTTCCTAATGGTTCAGAAATCATATTCAAAGGATTAGACAATACTGAAAAGGTAAAATCTATCAATGGTGTAAGTATAGTCTGGATAGAAGAATGTAGTGAAATAAAGTTTAGTGCTTATGAAGAATTACAAGGACGTATCAGAACACCAAAGCTAAGTATGCACTTTATTCTTAGTTGCAATCCTGTTGGTTTTGAGAATTGGGTATACAGACATTTCTTTGTACAGTTAGATGACAAAGGAAAAGAAACAATAATACTGAATCCTGATGAACTGTATGAGAAAAGATGTATTGTGAAAAATGGCATCTATTATCATCATAGTGTTCCAACAGATAATCCATGGTTGCCTTGGCAGTATCTTAAGAGACTGGATAGAATCAAGAATTATGATAGACAACTTTATGGTGTAGCAAGATGGGGAAAGTTTGGTGCTGCTGGAACAAGAGTACTTCCTCAGGTAAAAGTAGCAGAGAATTCAAAAGTATTTAAGAGACATATTGATGAATTGGGTCCCGAGAATATGTACTTTGGATTTGACTTTGGTTTTGAAGAAAGCTTCAATGCTGTTGTATGTATGTCTTTGGATACGAAGAAGAGTGTTCTGTATATTTGGGATGAGATCTATCGTAATCAAATCACTGATGATAAGTTTGCTCAGTTACCAAAGATGCAGAAGCTTAAAGAGAGGATAGAATACTATAATAGACAAGGATACAATAAGACGATTGTTGCTGATAATGAAGATCCAAAAGCAATAAGCTATTATCGTCAAGTTGGATTTACTATTAGAGCATGTAGAAATAAGTTTGCTGGTTCAAGACTTAGTAATACAAGAAAGATAAAGAGAATAGAAAGTATAGTAATAAGTCCAAAGTGTCAGAACACAATAAGAGAGCTTAGATGGCTAACGTATAAGAAAGATGCTAAAGGAAATGTAATCTATGATGAGTTTAATATTGATCCTCATACGTTCTCGGCAATATGGTATGCATTAGATATGGTGACAATAGCAGATTTCAAAGGTAGAGAATACTATAGTAAGACCGGATAAGGAGGTAAAGATGGGAGACAATAGAGAAATCTTAAATGAGGAGATTGAAGAGGCAAAGCAAGCAGTAATTCATATTGATTGGAAGCGTAAGTTGACAAGTCGTAAGTTCTGGGTTGCTGTTTGTGGTTTCATTACTTTGATTCTAATTGCATGTGGTAAGACAGAGGCAGAAGCAAAACAGGTTGCAGCGATTGTTATGGCCGGTGCTGTAGTGATCGGATACATTCTTGGTGAAGGTTTGACTGATGTTGCTGGTATGTCTACCAGTACAGAATATGAAGATGATTATAGTGAGGAGGACTACGAATGAGTTGCTGGACTGCTGAAACAGAGAAGATCATAAATACTCATAAAGCAGATTTCAATAGTTCTAATTATACATCTAAGTTGAAGTCATATGGCGGCTATTCTGTTTATCTTAATAGACTAGGTGGTGTATTCAAGAAGTGGAATGGGAAGAATGCTAATGTAAAGACTGCAGCTCAGTTTCAAGAGATCGCTCAGTATGTGTTTGGGCTGATGGCAATCTACGGATTCAACTACAACAATGGTCAGTTTACAGTTCATTGGGGTGGAGGATCACCATTCTATAATTCTGCTAATGATGGTCGTTGTAATTGGGGAGAGATTGATGACCTTTGTTCCAGATCGGACAAGGCGAAGACCACTAATTGTAATTTCGGTATGGATTCACTCTATTATAAGGCTGGCATCATGCCAAAGCAGGTGGAGCTATCTGATATGTTCAAGTGGCAAGCAAGGCACTACAAAGTTATCCGCAAAAAAGCTGATTTGAGAATCGGTGACCTTGTGCATATGTTTGGACATCGCATCACATCAAGCAACCCAGATACGTGGTACGACTGGCATCATGTTTGTTGTGTTGGTGAGATAAAAGGTGGAAAGGTCATTATGTATGATAGTGGGTCAAGATTTATTTCGTCTGGTGATTTTAAGCATGAACTGATTGTGGACAAGAATAATGAGCCAGAAGGTGATTACTCCAACTATCATGGATGGGTCGGCATTCGTATTGTTGAGCTTGTAGGCAATAACGGTGAAGTCAAGACGGACAAGGATATTGCCGTCGAAGTCATTGCTGGCAAATGGGGCAAAGGAGAAGAACGCAAGAAGAAGCTCGGTGCAAAATATGAGAAAATTCAGACTGCGGTTAATTATTATCTCATGGAAGGTGATAAAGGCAAACAAGCTTATTTGCGTTCTGCAGCAACATACGTTCTCAAAGGATTTGCTGGTATTGGAGTGGCACGGCAAAGATTTTTCGGAAAGTACTACAAGGATGTCCAGAACAAGGTCAACTGGGTCATTAAGACTGCACAGGATGTCATTGCGGACAAGTACGGAACTGGAGAGGAACGCAAGAAAAAACTTGGTGCTGATTATGATCTTGTGCAAGCGCAGGTAAACAGGATGGTGTGATATGGCTAAGAAATTTATTGATGCTTCTGAGTTTAATGATATTGATTGGTCTATTGCCAAAAGTGAATTGTCTGGTGTAATGCTTAGATGTGGGCTAAGAGGATCTTTGAAATCAAATAAGCAATACTACAAGAAGATAAGAAAAGACTTCAAGTTTGATTTCAATCAAAAAGAGTTGCAAGTATTAGGTATTCCATATTCTGTTTATTATTTTCCTACAGATTGTACTGATGCAGAAGCTACTGAATCTGCTAAGTGGTTATATGAACTTGTTAAGAATTTAGATCTTAGTTTTCCTATTGAGCTTGATGTAGAGAATGTTAAGGGAAGCAATGGTGAACAAGGTAGAGCTAATAATCTTAATAAGAAAGACAGAACAAGATTTCTTAAGATAATCATTGATTTCCTTGAGAGCAAAGGATACAATGTAGGTATATATGCGTCTGCAAGCTGGTTCAATAGTAAGATTGATATGTCGGCTTTATCTGATAATGCTAATGCTTGTACATGGGTTGCGGATTGGGATGCTCCGGTAGATTACAAAGGCAAATATTGGTTATGGCAATATGGCAAAGTAAATATCAAAGGATGTGCAAAGAAAGTTGATGCAAGTACTGTTATTTATAACATGCCTGCAAAGATCAGTAGTAATGTTGAGAAGAAAGAGAAGATTAAAGCTAATCCGGTTGATGTATTAATCAGTATTGCTAAAGCAGAAGTTGGTTATCACGAGGGTGTCAACAATTCCAATAAGTACGGAGATGAATTACACCGTATTCAGCCAAGCAATATGGACAAGAATGCAGCATGGTGTGATGCCTTCGTTGATTGGTGTGTCCTGCAGATGTGTCGTGTATTTGGTTACGATGATGTAATGGCGAGGAAAGTACTGTGTGGTGACTTTGATGACTACACATATTTCAGTATCAACTATTACAAGAATGCAAAGCGGTGGACTACGAAGCCCGGTGTTGGTTATCAGATATTCTTTGGCGGTGCCGGTCATACTGGTATAGTTTGGAAAGTTACATCTATCAAAGTATATACTATTGAAGGCAATAAATCTGATGAAGTTAGATATTGTGAGTACAATATCAATGATTCTAGAATTCTTGGATATGGAATGCCTAGATATGATCTTATTGGTGATGAAACAATATATGAAATTCCAAATGCAGATAATATCTTGAGAAAAGGTTGTATTGGTAAAAAGGTTAAATTCTTACAACTGTGCTTAGGAAATCTTACAGTAGATGGAAGCTTTGGATGGAAGACTCTAAATCGAGTTATTTTATTTCAAAAGAATTATAAGCTTGATCCTGATGGTGAGGTTGGCCCTGAAACATGGGCTGCAATTATAAGAATTCTTCCAATGATTCGAAAAGGAAATCAAGGAAGATATGTTGAAGCACTTCAAACTATTCTTGGTGGTCTTGTAATAGATGGAAGTTTTGGAAATAAGACATTAGCTGCTGTAAAGAAATTCCAAAAAGAAAATGGTCTTGAAGTAGATGGTATTGTTGGTCCTAAGACATGGGCAATGATTGTTGCAAAGCTCGTGATGTAAGGAGATGATATGGTAGAATATAAAAGTGAAGAAGAAAAAGTAATAGAAGTAGGAAAGCAACCTGATATACTTACTGTGTTTAGAGATATTCCTACTGCTCTTATCAGTGCAGAAATTGATGGAAGTACAAGAGATAAGATTCAAGAGTTCACAGAGATAAAAAGATACTATAACATCTATCAGAATGGTAATAAGTTTACAGTTGAGGGAAGTAATGGAGACTATATTCCTGCTAATCTTGTGTTTAAGATGGCATCAAGTCTGATTGACAAAGAGGCAAGATTTCTGTTTGCTGAAAGTCCTGATATTGTGATAGAGCCTAAAGGAGATGTTGGTAAAGTATCTGATGAAGCTAAAGACAATCTTACTACTCTCAATGATATGGTAACATCGATCTTAGATGAAAACAAGTTTGAGTCAGCACTTCTTAAAGCTGCAAAAGATTGTTTCATTGGGAAGAGAATTGCTGCATTGGTAAATTTCAATGAAGAAGATGGAGCAACTGTTACATTTATTCCAAGTACTCAGTTCTTATGGGAGACAAAGCTTGGCAATTCAAACATTCTTACAAAGTTTGTTGCATTCATTGTGATAAGAGATTCAATTGATAGCAAATCGAAGAGGATCTTTAAGAAGAAGTTTGAAAGAAAAGGTGATGTTGTTTATCTAGAAGAGATCTTGTATGATGGTGCAGGAAAAGAACTTGAGGTTGTTACAAAATATCAACGATGTGATATTCCATTCATTCCTGCTGTGATCATTACAAATGATGGTCTTACAGGTGATGAAGATGGTGAATCTGAGATCAGATTGATACAAGATTATGAGTCTTGGTTTTCAAAACTTGCTAATGCAGATATTGATGCAGAACGAAAGAGTATGAATCCAATTCGTTATGTTGTTGATATGAATCCAAACTCAACAAAGAATCTTTCAACATCTCCTGGTGCTTTATGGGATCTTGGATCTGATCAGAATACAGACAAGCAGAAAACAATGGTTGGTATGCTTGAACCAAATATGTCTTATTCAGTTCCTTTGAAGACTACATTGGATAGAATCAAGACTGTTGGATATGAGCAGATCGATGTTCCTAACATTACACTTGAGACAATGGTCGGAAGTATTACTTCTGGAAAAGCGTTAAAAGCAATTTATTGGCCATTGATTGTTAGGTGTAAAGAAAAAATGAAGATATGGGGACCGGCGCTTCAGAATATTGTGAACATTATTATTCAAGGTGCTTATACATTTCCTAATACTGTGAAGAAGTATATTAGTGATCCATTGGTTCCTGTTGCTTATGAAGTAAAGATTGTTCAGAATATTCCTTTACAAGAAGATGAGATTGAAGAGAAGAGTATTGATCTTTCTGAAGTTGCTGCGGGTACTATGAGTCGTAAAGCTTATATGCAGAAATGGAGAGGTCTTACTGATGATGAGGTTCAAGAAGAACTTGAACAGATGGCTCTTGAAAAACAGTATCTTGATGAAGTGGCAATGCCTATGCCTAATCAGCAAGAAGATACTGAAGAAATTGATGTCGAAGAACCAGTTGAAGATGAACCAGTTGAAGACATTGATACTGTAGAAGAAGATGAATAAAGGAGGTAATGCAGATGCCATCATTGGTATTCAAAGATGCAGAACAAGCTCGTGATAGCATCTGCATTGAAGATCAAAGAAAAATAAGAGATCTATATGCTGAATGGGCTGATAAAGTTGCTGAGAGAGCAGAATTCTACGAAAAGAAAACAACGGCAAGTTCATATTGGCAACAGCAACAGATGCTTGAACTTGAAAGACAACTAAGAAGTCAGTCAATGCAAATACATAAAGAGATTGAAGCTGGAGCAAAGTCAAGTATGTATATGATTGCCGACTCTGTTGTTGGTTGTAATGCTGAATTTCTTAAATCTTTGGGGTTTAAAGAGGAAGGAATCAATGCTGCATTTACTTCTATTCCAAATAGAGTAGTCAGTAATATTGTTACTGGTCAGATCTATGAAAGTGGATGGAGTTTGAGTAAAGCAATATGGACAGATAATCAGAAAACATTATCAGATATTTACTCTATTGTTGCTCAAGGTAGAGCAATGAATATGAGTGCTTATGATGTATCTAAAATGTTGGAAAGATATGTCAATCCATCAAAAGCAAGAATGTGGAATTTAAAGATGGCTGATGGTGTACGGATTTATAAAAAGTCTGTAGATTATAATGCACAACGATTGGTCAGGACTTTAAATCAACATGCATATCAACAAAGTGTCATCCAGGTTACAAAAGATAATCCATTTATTCAAGGGATCTACTGGAGAGCTAATGGAAGTAGAGTATGTCCTTTGTGTATGGATAGGGATGGAAACTTTTACAAATGGAATGAGGTTCCAATGGATCATCCTAATGGAATGTGTACAATGGAACCTGCTATTGATATGGAGAAAACAATTGACCAATTAGCAGATTGGATAAACAGTCCAGATGGCACGTATCCTGAGATTGATGAGTTTGCTGAGAAACTAGGATATGAACCAATTAGTAAAATACCTAATGGATTTGAAGATAGAGCTGAAGCTTATGTTGGTGGTGGATATAGTGGACCTGAAGATGTCTTTACTTCAAAAGATCTTGAATATATCTATACTAACATGGATGAGACACGAAAAACTCTATATAGAGTTGAAGATTCTGAATTTACTGCTGATCGACTTGATAATGATGAACTTGATACTGATGGATTTAGATTTAATGGTTTAAGAAGCTTTACTGAAGATAAAGATGTTATACGAGAAATGCTTGATGAGAATTCAGACAACTGGGCAGGAATAGAGAATCCAGTTATATTTGAGATTACCGGCAAGAAAGATAGATTCGATATGCAAGAGTTTACAAAAGGATATATGCTTATGGATCAAAAGGAAAGTCTGGCTGGTGGAAAATATAAGTATAAAGTTGTTGGAGAAGATATTCAGAGAATGAAAGGAATCTTTGTAAGAGTGATAAAGATAAAGCAGATCTAATGGATCACCAGAAGGCTCATAGAGGCTTTTATATTACTATCCATATATTTATATGGAAAATTGATAAAATGGTCTCTGTGAGCCTTCTGGTGCTTCTGGAGGGCATCTTATAAACCTTCATAAACATAATCTGAAATAAATAGAATAGTGGATCAAATATTTTTAGAAATATTTAAAATAACTATTTACAAGATTTTTGATCTTTGATATAATAAATTAGGTTAGGGGTAAAGAAAAGGAGCTAAAGTAAAATGAGAATAAAGTGTCCAAAATGTTCTGAGAACACTTTGCTTGGACCTGACGATATTCAGGAATCTTCTTGTGTGTCTGATGGTGAAGAGTATAGGGTTCTCTATTTTATTTGTTCTAAGTGCAAGTCAAAAGTTGTTGTCCAATTGGATGATGTAACTTCTTTACAAAAACTTGAACAATGCAAAATCTTAATGAGGAAGATCATGAAGCTGAAACATAAAGGAAAAACAGCTGGTAAAAAATTATTAGATGATTTTGTAAAGGGAAGAAAAGACTTATCTGTGTATAGGAAAAAGCTAAATAAAGAACTTACCAGTAAGGTGTTAGTGGATAACAAAACTGGAGAAATTTATGAGGTATTCTATCATGAATAGAAAGTTAGTTTACTGTGATCAATGTGGTGATCCCTTTGAGATTTCATCTATTGAAATAAAAGTAAAAGAAATAAAAGGGATAAATTATTTGATAACTTATTTTGTCTGTCCTAACTGTAAAAGACAGTTTATTATCTGTATTGAAGACAAAACGTTGTTGAATAAGAAAAAGAATTTGCGGTGGCTTGTTAATGAGCTCCATAAGATGCAAGCAGACGAAGACTGCAATAAACTTTTGATTGAAAACCAGATAAGATCAATTCAGCAAAAACTTAAGGAATGCAAAGAGTATTCTGATAAATTAAAAGATAAGCTAGCTGATGAACTGGATTAACCATATTTTTTATGGATATACACAGCAAGGAGGAAATAAAAATGGCTGATGTTGATAAGAGAGATAAGACAGAGGAAATTGAAGAGGAAGAAATCGATGTAGACGAGTCTGGAGACCAGAAAGATAATGAATCTGGTGAAAAAGATGACGATAAAAAAGATCAGAAGAAAACTTCCAGAACATTTTCTCAAGAGCAAGTTACTAGAATGATGACTCGTGAGAAAAATCAGGGTCGAAATGCTGCTTTGAAGGAACTTGGAATTGATCCAAAAGATACAAAAATGATTGCTACTGTGAAAGCTTTGATTGAAGCTCAGAAATCTGATGAGCAGAAGAAGATCGAGCAGGAACAGAAGACAAATTCTGAACTTGATGAAGCCAATCGAAGAGTGGCAATTGCAGAAGCAAAAGCTGAAGCTATGCAGTTGGGTGTAAAACCTCAGTTTGTTGATGATGCAATTACCCTTGCTATGGCCAAAGTTACCGATGATACTGATCTGAAGACAGTTCTTGGTGAATTCAAGCAGAAATATCCTGTATGGTTTGAAACGGATGAAGATGATAAGAATTCCACTGGTAAGAAGGGAACTGGATCATCTGTTAAAGATCAGAAGGGTGGAAAGAAGAAAGAAACACAGACACTTGGTGCAAGACTTGCTGCTAAGAGAAGACCAAGTGCAAACAAGAAATCTTATTGGTCTAAGGACTGATAATGATCTAAGGAGGTAGAATTTATGTTAAATAGAAGTGGTATTACTTCTGCGAGCTATGGTGCTCCAAGACAGATTCTTGCAAATGTTGAGCTTCAAGCTTCTGTTGGTTGCATTGTTGATGATGCAATCGTAGCACAAGCTGATGCAAGAGGGAAAAAGATCGCTAAAGCGGGAACTCCGATCGTTGTAGATTTTAGTAATCTTCAGACACCAGTTGTTGCTCCTACTGTAGCATCTGGCAATGATCCTGCTGTTCCTGCAAATGCTGTGCTTCTTCATGATGTTGATGTGACAAATGGAGATGCAAATGGTACAGCTCTGTACTTTGGTGTTGTTAATATTAACAGACTTGACACAAGTGTTCAAGCTCTTGTTACTGCCGGTGTGAACACGATCGGTGCTGTTACATTCATCAAGGCATGATCGATTAGAAAAGGAGGAAATAAAGTATGACTATTTTTGATCTTATGACAAGTCAGGAACTCACTGCATACTGGGAAGAGCTTGTTCAAGATGAAGCCCCATATCCTTGTGAAGAACTGTTTCCTGATGATAAAAAGAGAGGTCTCGAGCTGAAGTGGTTGAAGGGAGCCAAAGGTCTTCCGATCGTCTTGAAAACATCTGCATTTGATGTTCATGCTATTCCGAGACCAAGGATCGGCTTTGAGAAGCTTACTGCTGAAATGCCTTACTTCAAGGAATCTACATATATCGATGAAGAGCTTCGTCAGGAACTGAACATGGTTCTTGAAACTGGCAATCAGGCTTATATCGATTCCGTTATGAACAAGATCTTTGATGATGAGGTTCAGCTGCTTCGTGCTGCAAGAGCATCCCGTGAGAGAATGCGTATGATGGCTCTTACTACCGGTGTTGTATCTATGGCCAATAATGGCCAGACATTTACTTATGACTATCAGGTTCCTGCTGATCATAAGGTGAATGCTGCAATTGCGTGGTCTGATCATGCGAATTCTGATCCTATGGAAGATATTCGCCTTGCTAAGGAAAAGATCCAAGATGATACTGGTGAAGTTCTTACGAGAGCTATGTGTGATGGTGCTACATGGAGACACATCAGAAACAATGACAAGATCAAGAAGGCGATCTTTGTTCTTACCAATGGTGTAGGAGCAATCTCTGATGCTAAGCTTCGTCAGTATCTGCTTGATGAGCTTGAGATCGTTGTTGTTGTGAATGACAAGCGTTATAAGGATGAGAATGGACAGTCTACCAAGTTTATGCCTGCGAACACATTCGCTATGTTCCCTGATGGTGAACTTGGTAAGACATGGTTCGGAACCACTCCTGCTGAGTCTGATCTGATGACAAGCAATGTTGCCAACGTTTCGATCACGGATACTGGTGTTGCTGTTACGACTGTTCAGAAAGCAGATCCTGTTCAGGTTGAGACGATCGTTTCTATGATCTGCCTGCCTTCGTTTGAAGGAGCTGATAAGATCTATATCCTTGACACGACTGCTGCTTAATTGAAAGGGGTAGCTTATGGTTACAATTAAAAATGGAGATAACATCCATGTTGTAACAGAAGGAGCTTATAAGGAAATCTTCTCTAAACTTGGATATGAAATTATTTCAGGTAAAGAGGAGGTTTCCATTGAGACCCCTATTGACATGGATGACAATGCTATGAGTGAAGAAGAGATGGAATTCATTCTTGGTGTTGAAGAAAAGCCTATTTCTCAGTGGTCAAAGACTGAGGTGAAGAAATATGCAGAGCTTAAACGTATTGATATTACGGGAACAAAGAATGTGAATGAAGCAAAGGCAATCATCAAAGAATTCTTGGGGTAAAAAAGATGGCAGATACTTCAGATTTTTATGCAAAAATTGATAGAATCAAGAGGGAGATTAGAGAAGATCAAAGCCCATATTTTGAAACTGAAGACTTTGAATATTATCTTGAGAAAAATAATGGTAATGTAAATGACACAATTTATGAAATGCTTATAATTAAATCTGAAGATTCTACAATATCTGTTAGTGGCCTTAATACTGGTGATACATCTGCTTATTTTAAAAGACTTGCGTCAAGATATAGACCATTCAATACAGGTATTCTTGGAGGTGGTTAAGTTGATCAATACTAAGTTTGAGATCTATAAACTCCAAAGAGAATTAAAGAGAAATGGTATTTCTTGTGTCTTTAAAAGATATACAAAAAATGAGTTTGGAGAACCAGATCATGTTCATGATAATATAGTTTGTGAAATTAAGTGTTTATATCATGAGCAAAATAGCAATATTCAAATTACTACTGGTGAAACAACTCAAGTAAGAACCAAAAAGATTCCAATGCTCTTGTGTTTATATGAAGATACAAGTCTTCTTAGACCAGGAGATTTTGTAATTCTTAATGAAAAGAAATATAAAGTTACTGGTATTGTAAATATTCAAGAGTGGAATCTTATTGGTGATATTTCTCTTGAGGTGGTTGATAATGTCATTCAAGATCGATTATCCTTCTAGTTCTCTTAGTAGAGGTCTTGAAAATATGCAAAATAAAATCGGTATTGCAGTCAAGATGTATGCTATCACTAAAGCAGCAGAATTAGAAGCAAAGATGAAATTACAAAGACCATGGACAGATAGATCAGGTCTTGCAAAAGCAACATTAAATGCTCAAGTATCTCAGCCTAATCAGAACTTGATTCGTATCACATTAGCTCATGGTGTAGACTATGGAATATGGTTGGAATTAGCTCATGAAAAGAACTGGGCTATTATAGGTCCAATTATTACGCAGGAATCACCAAATGTTATTAATGATATGAATAATTTGATGAGTAAGTTGGTGTAAGATGATTGATACAAGTAATTTTGTTTATAAGCAGTCAAGATGGCAAGACATTTTTAAGTGTCTTAGTGACGATAAGTTTGATGTATTTTCTCCTGGAATAAAGATTGGTGAATGTACTTCAAAATATGTTGTTGTAAAGTATGATGGAGGAACAAGACATACTCAATTCAGTACAGATATTGATACATATTCTGTTATGTGTTATGTTCCAAAAGATGCTTATAGTGAGTTAGAACCATTTGTTGCTAGTGTAAAACAATCAATGAAGAAATTGATGCCTATGCTGAAGCCTAATGGAATTCAAACTCCAAGCTATTATGATGATACGTATAAAGCTCATATGGTAAGTGTTTCATACACTAACTATAAGAAAGTTGAAGGAGGGTTATAAATGCCTACAGTTTATAAATCAAAGAACGAGATTCCTACAATTGATTGTGAACTGATTACGATCGAAACAGTAGTTACTCCAGCACAGGGATCTACTCCTGCAGTAACAAGGGAATTTGGTTTTACAACTGCAAATCAACTTGGTGTAGAACCTCAGGTTGAAACAACTGATGCAGTTAAGCTTATGATCAAAGGAAAACTTAAAGCCCAGAAGAAAGAGGAAAGCACGATCACAGGACATCAGCTTACTCTTACTGATAATGTTTTCAATCCTGAGCTTGTTAAGATTCTTCAAGGTGGTACTATTACTTATGATGAATCAGGAAATCTTACAGGATATACTCCTCCTGTTGTTGGATCTGATGATAAAGGTGAAGTATTTACTCTTAATGCTTATTCAGCTCAGTATAATGCAGCTGGCCAGATCGTAAACTATGAAAAGATCGCATATCCTAATTGCACAGGTGTTCCTGTTGCATTTGGTGCAGAAGACGGAGTATTTAGAGCTCCTGAATATACGATCAATAGTGCTCCAGATAATGGTCAAGCTCCTTATGCTATTACTTATGTTGATGCACTTCCGACGCTTATGGATCCTACATAAGTAAAGATAAAGTTATCAAATGAAAGGAAAGTAAAAGATGAAATATAGTGTAGAAGAATTAAGAGGATTAGGACTTACTGAAGAGCAGATCGAAGCTGTTCAGAGTACATACAAAAAGGAAGTAAAAGATATTCCTACTTCTCCATTGTTAGAAAAGGTTGTTCCGATAGAAACAAGTGCAAGAAGTATTGCTAGTTCTTCTCTTACAAAGGTCACAACAATTGAAGATCTTAAAGAATATGCAAAAGGACAGATCGTTCAGCTTCCTCCATTTGCGGATGGTCAACCTCTTGTTGTGAGAATGAAGAGACCAAGTCTTATGATCCTTGCAAAGTCTGGAAAGATTCCGAATAAATTACTTAAGACAGCAACTGAAATGTTTAATGGTGAGAAGAGTACAGATGATGAAGATTTTGATGCTTTGTCAAAGACTCTTGAACTTCTTGAGATCATTTGTGAAGCATCTCTTGTTGAGCCAAGATATAAAGATTTTAAGTCTGCTGGTATTGATTTGTCTGATGAACAGTTGATTGCAATATTCAATTATACTCAAAGGGGGATTGAAGCTTTAAATTCCTTTCATTAAAACAAAAAGTATCTTAAATGCGCTAGGAATGGCAAAGCTATATAATTGTCGTCCTAGTGCATTTTTCGATTTAGGAGAATATGAAGCTTATTGTTTTGATGAAGCTTGTGCATACATACAATTACAACTTAAGGAAGGAAAAGAGCCGGTATTTGAAGAGGATAAAAAACAAAAACACTTTAAGAAAGCCTCTGATTTATACAAAAATCTCAATTTGAGTAAATAAGTGGGAGGTATAAAATATGGCTGTAAATGTTGGATCTGCAGTTGGTTACCTCGACCTTGATATTTCTAAGTTTAAGTCTGCTTTATCTAAAGCTCAAAAAGAAGCTCAAGAGTCAGCTAAAACACTTGAAAATACATTAGGAAATGGATTAAAAGGTGTAGGAGATACACTCTCATCTGCAGGTTCAGTACTTACAAAAGGAATAACTACTCCCATTATAGGAGCTGGAGCTGCAGCTGTAAAAACAACTGCGGATTTTGATTCTTCAATGAGTAAAGTTTCAGCTGTTTCTGGTGCAGTTGGAAAAGACTTTGAAGCGTTAAGAAGCAAAGCAAGAGAGATGGGTGCTACTACTAAATTTAGTGCTTCTGATGCTGCTGATGCTATGAATTATATGGCTATGGCAGGATGGAAAACAGAAGATATGCTTGGTGGTATTTCAGGCATTATGAATTTAGCAGCAGCATCTGGTGAAGATCTTGCAACAACATCAGATATAGTTACTGATGCATTAACTGCATTTGGTAAAAGTGCTGAAGATTCAGGAAGACTTGCTGATATTATGGCAGCTGCCTCATCTAATGCAAATACTAATGTTGCTATGATGGGTGAATCTTTCAAGTATGTAGCTCCTGTTGCTGGTGCTATGGGATATACAATGGAAGATACAGCTTTAGCTATTGGATTACTTGCTAATTCTGGTATTAAAGCTGGTCAAGGTGGTACAGCATTAAGAACTATGCTTACTAATCTTGCAAAACCTACTGATGATATTAAATACAAAATGAATCAGTTAGGTATATCTCTTGAAGATGGAGAAGGAAACATGTATTCTCTTAGAGAAGTCATGGGCCAGCTTCGAGAAAGCTTTTCAAATATACGAATGCCAGCTGATGAATTTCAGTCAAGTATGGCAGACATTCAAAGTAAATTTGATGAAGGAAAAATATCAGAAGATGAATATGTTGATGCAACATCTGAGTTGATGAAACAAGCTTATGGTGCAGAAGGCGCATTAAAAGCAGAAGCAGCAGCAACTATTGCAGGTAAAACAGGTATGGCTGGATTACTTGCTATTGTTGGATCATCAGAAGAAGACTTTAATAAGCTTGCAAATGCTATAGATAATTCTAATGGAACAGCTGAAGAAATGGCTAAAGTTATGCAAGATAACTTGAATGGACAAATCACAATTCTGTTATCAGCATTACAAGAATTAGCTATTTCTGTTGGTGATATATTAATGCCAAAGCTTAGAGAATTTGTTGCTAAAGTTCAAGATATAGTTGATAAATTCAATAAGCTTACGAATGAGCAGAAAGAAAATTTGATTAGATGGATTGCATTAGCTGCTGCTATAGGGCCAGTTTTACTTGTTGTTGGTAAAGTTGCATCTGGAATTGTTGGTTTAGTTTCAACGTTCAAAAAACTTAAAACAAGTATAGAACTTATTAAGTCTGGAATGACTTTACTTGGAACTTCTATTGGTGGTATCTCAGCTCCAGTAGTTGCTATAGTTGCAGTTATTGGTGTATTAATTGCAGCATTTGTTACATTATGGAAAAATAATGAAGAATTTAGAAATAATGTAATAAAGATCTGGAAAGGAATTCAAGAATCAATTTCAGGTTTTGTTGATGGAATCAAACAAAGATTTAATGTTCTGAAGACCAATATGAGTGGTCTTGTTGAAGGATTGAAAATCATCTGGAATGGATTCTGTAAATTGCTTGCTCCTGTTTTTGAAGGTGCATTTAAAGGAATAGCAAATATTCTTAATGCAGCTTTTGGTGTAATAACAGGTTTACTTGATGTTTTCATTGGAATATTCACTGGAAATTGGCAGCAAGCATGGACAGGAATAAAAGAGATTTTTACAAGCATTTGGAATAGCCTTAGTGAAGGAGTTCAAATTGCTTTTGATACAATAAAAGCTATTTTTGAAACTGCATTTACTTTGTTTGGAACAACATGGCAAGAAGCTTGGGAAAGCATAAAACAATTTTTCATTGATACTTGGAATAATATTGTTGAGACAATGAAAAATATTGCAACAATGCTTGGAGAAGCAGCAAAGACTGCAGTTGATTTAGTGGTTAAATTTTTCTCTAATCTTCCATACAATATTGGTTATATAATAGGTCTTGTTCTTGGCTATATAATCAAATTTGTTTTGGATATGGTTAATAAAGCTAGAGAGCTTGGAACACAGTTTTTACAAACTGTAATAAGTTTCTTCCAACAGCTTCCTGGAAATGTTCAAAAGTTTATAACTAATACTTATAATCATGTTGTGACATGGGCTTCAAACATGAGATCGAAAGCTCGTGAAGCAGGAAGTAATTTTCTTTCAAATGTTATTTCATTTGTTCAACAGTTGCCGGGAAGAATTCAAAGTTTTCTTATTCAGGTCATTTCTAGACTTGCTTCTTGGGTTACCAATATGGGAACAAAAGGAAGAGAAGGAGCAAAGAAACTTTGGAATGGTGTTGTAGATGGTCTTGCAGGCTTACCAGATAAAATGGTAAGTATTGGTAGTGATATTGTTAATGGTGTCTGGAGAGGAATTCAAGGTGCTGCTGGATGGTTCTATAGCCAAGTGAATTCATTCTTCTCTGGAATTGTAGGTGGTGTCAAAGGTGCTTTAGGTATAGGTTCACCATCTAAAGTGATGAGGGATGAAGTTGGTAAATGGTTACCACCTGGTGCTGCGGTAGGTGTTGAAGAAGAAATGCCGAAGACAACAAAAGAGATTCTTGGTAGTTTTAATTCAATGGTTAATCAAGTTTCAAAGGGTTTGAATCCTATTGTTGTTGGAAGTAAAGTGACAGATCTTGTTGTTCCTAATAATCTTACTGTTGATCAGTTTAGAGCTGGAGTAACTGGACAATTAATAGATTATTATGCATTAGCAACAATGCTATATCAGCTTTTAAAAGAAGCTCCAATAGTAATAAATCCTGAAATTTATATGGAAGATGGTGATGTATACTTTGATACTGAAAGAGTTGGACGAAAAGTAGCACCTGTAGTTTCGAGAGTTGTAGCAATGGGTGGAGGTTGATGTTATATGTTTGATAAACCGTATGATGATAAATATGGACTTACAGACCCATTGCTTGGTGATCTAATTACTGTTAATGGAGTAAGTCTTTATGATTATAATGCTGATTTGATTAGTTATGAGCCTGTTATTGCAACTATAACAAATGATTTGTATAAAAAGGTAGGTAGACATTCTTATCTCATAAATAGACAGACATTTGGTAATAATGGTATAAAACTAAGATTTTATATTGGTGGAGTAAATTTTCAACAGGCTCAAATCAATTGTAATAAAGTACTAAGAGAATTGAGCAAAGATGTAGTGGTAATAAATATTGGAGATACTGAATTTGAATATGTTGGTGTATTAAATTCATATACAACAAAATATACAGAAGTTTCTCATTATTACTTACTTGAAGTTACAATGATAGCTGTAAAGAGACTTCCTTATATTGTAAAAGAGTTTACTGAATCTCAGATTACTCAAGGGATTGTAATCAATAATGATGGAGTAATTAATTGTGGTGTTCTTATAGCTATTGATGGATTGTTGACAGATGATTCTATTAAGGTTGTTGTTAATAATATTGATGTTGATATAAACAATTTTTCGAGTTATAAGTATCATATAATTGATGGTCTTGATGGTAAGATTCTTTGTGATTCTGTTGAAGAAGGGATATTTACAAATTTAAATTCTAGTGAATTTGAGCATGCTACAAACAACTTTATAAATACAACTTTGGTTGAATTTCCGTATTTAGTACCTGGAAATAATACAATAAGCATAGTATGTGATAATAATTCTATATCAAGAGCTATAGTTAAGTATTATCCGCTTTTTGTAATGTAAGGAGTTAATATGGCTGTATTAAAAGTTTATGATTATTCTAATTATGAAAATGCCATACCAGTTACAGTTGAGAATGATAAGTGTTATTGTGTTCATAATGCAAATGGTGCTGATCAATTGAAATTTGAATTACAGAAAGCATCAGGGGGATATGGATATATTTATGAAGAAGTCAAAGTAGAATGTTTTTCAAATAGATTTATAATAAAGAAGATTGAAGAACAATCAGATTTTGTTGTTGTAACATGTGAGCTTGACTATGACGATTGGCTTGAAAATATCTATATAGATTACAGAAAAACAAACATAAATCTTCCTAGTGTATTAGCTACAATACTTCCTACTAATTGGTCTATATCTTATGGTGATGGTGTAGATTTAGTTAGAAGAGCTACAGTAGAATATCAAGAAGGTGTACCATTCAGAGCATCAAATGCAAAAACAATTCTTGATGTAATAGGTGCAACATATGGTGTAGTTTTTAACTATGACACAATAAAGAAAATACTGTATGTTATAAACATGGGTTTTTATTCACCATCAGGTGATTACTTTATTGAAGATTTGAATATGTCTAATTTAAAGTTCACTGGTGATAGTAGTAATTTTATTACTAGATTATATGTGTATGGCAAGAAAGATGAAGCAACTGGAAAATATTTAAGCATAGCATCTATTAATGATGGAAAAGAGTATTTAGAGGATACAAGTTATTCTGATAAGATTATTTCAGATAGTGCAGTAGATGAGAGATACACTGTTGTTGAAGATCTTAAAGCATATGGAGAAAGTATATTAGCTGAAAGAAGTATACCTAAGAGATCATATACATTTGACATTGAAAATATAGATGGTACAATGTATCTTTATAAAGTTGTTACAATAGTAGATAAATCAAAGAGATTAAGACTTAATCATCAATGTATAAAATATACTGAATATACAGATCATTCTTATGATATGGTAACGTTAAGTTCTGTAGCTCCATCTATTGATCTTGTACTTAATTCTGTATCTTCTGGTCAAGCTGCTATGACTGGTAGAATAAGTTTTACGGAGACTAATATAGAAGCAATATCTGAATTAATGTTAGGTACATCTGGTGGTTATTTTAAATGGATATTAGATTCAGCTGGTAATAAGAAAGAATTTTTGGTATTATTAGATTCTACATCTGTTGGTACAGCTAATAAATTATTCAAGCTAGATGAAAATGGATTGCATTATTCATCTACTGGTTACAATGGTGCATATACAACAATCTTGAATGAACAAGGTTTAGTTACTGCTGCATCGGCAACATATCCGGATTTACAAAATAAGCCGCAGATAAATGGTGTAACTCTTACTGGAAATAAAACACTTGCAGATTTAAATTTTAATCCTTTGACAGAAGCAGAAATAAATGAGATTTTAGTATAAGGTGATGATATGTCTTATTTAGATGGAAATGGTCTGTCTATATTATGGTCAAAAATAAAATCATATGTAGATGGTATAGTTGTATCTGGTGTTCCAGATCTAGGTGTTACAACAGCAAAGCTTGCTAATTTAGCAGTTACAACAGCAAAGATTGCAAATAATGCTGTTGATATGGGAAAGCTTGGAACAGATGTTACTAATATATTGAATAGTATAAAAATAACAACAAGTACTGTAAATTCTGGAGGTGGTAGTACAACAATAGCATTTCCAATATCTTCAATTCATTTGCTTTTATGTTGTGCTAGAAGTGAATATGCAAATGCATATTGTGGAATATATTTTATAGCTTGCACAAGTGGATCTGCTATTGGAGTTGGTGAAGTTAAAGAAAGCAATATCACATATACAACTAGTGGCAATAGAGTTATATTTACAAATAATAATTCAGCTCAACAGGTACTATATATGATTACACTAAATGGTGGTACTCCGACAATCGTTTAAAGGTGGTGAAATGGCTAATTTTGTTATTAATGAATATAAGTTAGATATAGTTCCACAAGGCAGTTATCCTGTGGTATACTTATCTCAATATGAAGATGGTAGAGATATAAAGTTCTATATGTTAAATAGAGGATTTCCATTGGAAATACCTCAAAGTGGTATATCTGTATTTGTTAGTGGATTAAAAGCTAATGGTGGATATTTTGAGCACAGTTGTGAAGTTGTAGATAATAATACAGTTATTATGCATTTGGAAACAGATATGACTGATGTATCTGGTAGAGGTGCTGCAACATTAACTTTTACAGATTTGGATAATAAAAAAGTAATATCTGCAAAATTCATAATAAATGTGCAAGATGGTATTTCTGATGATGGTATAGAGGTACCTACTGAAGCAGAAACTATACTTCAGCAAATACTTGATGAGATACGATCTGAAGCAGCAAAGTTGGATTTAGATATGGATGCTCTTGATGCTAAGATCGAGGAATTTAAATCTGATGTAAATGCTGATGTATCTGAGTTTAAGTCTGACGTTAATGCTGACATGGATAGTTTTAAATCAGATGTGAATGATGATATTGATGTTATTAATGCTAGGGTGGATAATTTCCTTGCATCACAAACAGGTGTTAGCAATGGTGAGAAGTTTACGATCACACCATTATATTCTGCACCTACAGATGGTAGTGCTAGTTCGTATGTGACATTATCTGATGACCCAATTAACTATCCATATCTTATTATTCAATTTGGTGTATATACATCTGGTACAAGTGGATATAAAACAGTTGATAGAGCAATTGTTTCTGGTTCAGATTTTAGGGCAGCAACACAAGCAAATCCATTTATATGTAATGCTTTTGGGGTATTTGATAATGCTTCAGAAGGTGGAACTAGATATTATCCATTACGTGCTGTACAGTTAAGTATGTGGAAATATACAACTGGTGAAACACAGTATAAAGCATACAGGTCAAGATTTGATTCACTTGATTGGTCTGGAATGGGAAGTCAAGATGCATATGGTTATTCTGGTTCTGGTAATGATTTTATAGTTAGAGCAGTATATGGTATTAAGTTTGTTGATGCAGGTACTAGTAAAGACCCTGAGCTTACAGATATTAGAATTGGTGCTGATGGTTATTCATATCCGTCTGCAGGTGCTGCTGTAAGGTCACAGATGAAAGGTCAGATAGAAGGCACAGCACTTAATCTTGGTCCTTTTGATGATGAGACAACTATACCAAAATCTAAATTAGATAGTGAGCTTAATCAGTTATTAGATGGTATGTCATCTGATATTGATACAATAGAAGAGAAGTTGATAAATAACAATGCTACGATAGCAGAACTTTCAGCTTCAGATTTGAATAATGTAAATATTAGTATACCGAATTGTAGTAGTACATATACATTTTTGATAGTTCAATCAGATTGTCAAGGTTGGAAGGATATTGTTATAATTCCTACAAGATTTGTTGCTACATGTAGACTATATATGGGTTATAATCATGGAAGTGCATGTACTGTAGCATATACATCAAATAACTTATTGTTTAAAGATCCGTCATTTATTACAGGTGTTACATCTGCTACAATAAGAGTATATGGTATAAGAAGGTAAGGAGGTGAATTTACATGGCAATAGTTGGTTCCATAGACCAATTAAAATTTAGAGATAATGTATATGAGATAGTGCCAGAAATTGCACCACTATTTCAGGATACAGCAAGTTATAATTCTGGTGATTGGGTTATCTATGAAGCTGGTCTGTATAAGTTTAAAGCTAATAAATCTGCAGGTGCATGGGATGCTACAAAAGTAGATGGTCCATTTAAAGTCACAAATCTAATAAGTGATTTAAAGAGCGGAATCGGTGGCATGGGCATAGCCAACATCGAGGGAGATGGTACGACGGACGTAACCACCGCCATCCTGTCTGTGCTTAATGCTAGTGGAGTCTGCACTCTGGGCGAGGGG